TAGGGTAAGCTGTACAATTGGTTTCTTTGGGAACGTAGTTCCGTACTGTATAACAGCAGTCTTTGAGTTATTAAACACGACCGTTCCACTCATGATGTTTGCATTAATTGCGTAATGTTTTGGCATATTATTGTGGTGATGTATTTAATATTCCGTCGTTATCTACCGAGAGTACATATACTGTACTGTCAGGTGCCGTAAGTGTACTTGCCTCACTCGGTGGTGTTACTGTTTCCTGTGCCGCCGTAGTCCATGCAGAACCATTCCATACATGCATTAAATCTGATAATATATCTCCTCTCACATAGGCAGGTTCAGGGACATCATTTCTAACTGTCATTCCTGCGCCCACCTCACCACTAAAGTCTGTATATCCAGCACATAGTAGTTTCCCAGTTGCGTCTTCAATGATTCCGTTCATAATTATATGGTTTTTATATAGACTCCTGCCAAGCAGTAACATAGATAGACGTAGACCCACCACCAGCAAGATGACCATACTGTATTGTTTGTGTTGCTGTGGTTGGAAGATATGCCTGTAATCCTACACCCGATTCAACTATAAGCAATGCAATGGCAACAGTTCCTAATAAGCATGGTGTAGTCCCAAGCTCTCTATTCTGGAAATATCCCATGGTACTTGTTGACGGAATATGATCACTACAGTCAACCGTAGCAAAACCAACAGATCCACCAGCCAACAGTACCGCATGATTGTTTATAATATCACTGTAATAATTTGTCCGATCGTTTGAGTTTCCATGTTGAGAGAAGGATACTAAGTTACTTGAACCATCATTTCGTACCCATCCAATCCGTCTTGACTGATCATAGCCAGCAGGAAGTGTAGGACTTGTTGCACTGAGGGAGAAAACACCGCTCACCACACCAGGGCCTGCGATAACATGTACGGCGTACCAAGTACTTGAAGCCTCTGAGCCAGTATCTAATCCACCAGCACCAGACGTAGTAATATCTAGGTCTATGTTCGATTCTACCTGTATGTCAAAATCATTAGTACTTGATTGGCACTCTCCAATATTTATCCTCGCCGTTGAAGCAGTAAGATACTCCGATTGAAGACCATTCACGTACCCCATTGGAAGATCAAGCTCTGTAGTAGTTCGTCCCATATTACACGTTTATATTGAAATTAAGATTGTTTTCCTTACAAAACCTTTTAAGTCTGGTGACTATTATTACCACATCCCTCTCCCTTGTATCAATTGCCTTTCTTCCCCGCAGTTGTGCTTCTTGCTCTCTTGCTAGCGTATCCTGAAGCTCTCGTTTTTCCTCCTTATACTTTCTATACTTATGTTCTGCTATATTTGCGTCACGCACCAGCATTTTTTTCCTCTTGGAGAGCAGTTTGTTTTTGTGGATTATTTCAGCATTATTTTCTCTATGCTCCTTTAGGAGATTTATACTCTTAAATATTTGGCTTTCCTTCTCCATCCTATTTGTTTCAAGAGAGGTAGTTACTCTATTAAGAGCTATGATCTCGTCGTTCTTTGCCTTTAATACCTTGGCGAGTTTTTGCTCATCCGCAGTCATTTCCCTCACCATCTGTTCTTTGACTTTCTTCTTGTTCTCTATGTCATCAGAAATTCTGTCTCGAAGACCTTCCAAGGTTGATACCTTGTTAGACATTTCAGATAACTCCCTCCTTTTAATCCTGTGTTCTTCGCGTATGCCTTGTAGTTCGATGTTTGCCTCGTCTCTTTCCTTCCTCAGAGCCTCTGTCGTAAACTGTAGATCTTTTTGGAGCGCAAGCTCCTTTTCTACATCGCGCAAACTTTATAGGTTATCTGCTAAAGTTAGAAAAGCACTAATTGTCCCCCCAGTGTATGCGGAGACCTCAACAACAATGTAATCAAGCGCATTGATATTTAGTTCAACAATACGTGACTCGCTCGTAGCGGCCCAAGCAATACCAGTATCACCATCGATTCCAGCACCGTCCTCTAGATCTACCACCTCAATATAGTCCCACACGTTAGTGGCACTTGTTGCGGATTTAAGATCTGGAGCGTCAGGGCTCTCATTAGCCGATTGCATAATAATACCTCCTCGCACCTTTACAGTAAGATTCGCAGCTGCGGCACCAAAGGAGATAACTGCATTACGAAAGTCAGATACAAAGATTTGTTCTGAGGTACCAGTTGCACCCTGTGCAGTAAATAGGTTGTACCTCCTTGTCTCTCTATTGTGTGACATATTAATTTAAGTTATATATAGGGCCCCACCAGTCCCAGTGAGGCCCATAAGATTATTATGCAGCAACCATTTTAGCTCCTGGCTCGAGTGGCTCATAAATAGCAGTCCATTTTACTGAACCAGTATTAGATGCAGCACAGTCAAGATCAAGAGTACCAGCCTCTAGTGTAAGAGGAGCAGCTTGGAATACACCAGCTCCACTTGTAGTAGCGACCATAGCAGTAGCGAGAGTACCAGTAATAGAATATACAGTACCTACAGCATCAGCAGTGATATCGTTCACAGCACAAAGGTCTACGTCAGCTCCCACAGTTGGGTTAGCTACGAGCTTAGTGTTGTTCGCTTGAGTTTCAATGACAGTAGTAACTGTTCCAAGGATACCAACAAGCTTTACTCGTCCTGTTACTGTGAAGAGAGCTTCAGCAGTAGTTTGTGGAAGAGCAGCAGTTGCTCGGTATTCTTGAGAGTCACCACTAGCGCTTTCTCCAGCGTTTACAATACGTACTCCCTTAGTTTCTGCACTGAGAAGTTCAGCAGCAGTTGGAGCAGTAGAATAGTCAGGAGATACCACGACAATGTCACCATGTCCCGCAGTAGCTTGCGCTAAAGCAGACTCATACGTTGAATGTCGGCGATCTACTCCGTCCTCATCAGGTGTGAAGAGAAGATCAATGTGTGGAAGATTCGAATCAGTTGAATCAGCTACAACAAACACCTTACCAGTAGTAAATGGAATACCACCGATCTGTGCCTGTCCGTAACCAGAATTCTTATTAGTGTACATAGTTTATATGTTTATAATTAAAGGTTTTTTGCCTACCGCCCTACCCATAACCTTTTATAGCCTGTTACTAGGCTTTCTTTACCTGAAGAGAGTACTCCTCAGCGTTCAATCGTAATACATGTCCGTTCTCAAGCCGTAATTGCTTGATTGGTCGTCCATGTACTACAATCTCTATCTCACTAAGAACTTTCTTCCCCTTGTGGCGGAGGACAGGCTCTTGAGCCTTATCCTCTTCCACAGCTTCCTCTTGAGGTTCCTCTTCCTTTTCAGGAGCAGGTTCCTCAACTGGAGCTTCTTCAGGTTGTGGTGCTTCCTCCTGTTTTGGTTCCTCAGCAGGCACTTCCTCAACGGGAGCATCCACTACAGGTTCCTCAACAGCAGACTCATCCACACTTGCAACATCATTTACTTGTTTGAACATAATGTTTCTTTTAAAGAAATTAAGCAGTTCCGTCTCCTAGAGAGATAGCAAAGTATTTACCAGAAAGAGTAGCGATTCCATAACCCATACGTAGTGGGAACTTATAGAGATCACTGTCTACATCGTAGTGGTTACTTTGGTCAAGTTGCATCATGTGAGCAGGCTCATTGATTGCATACTTACATTGCCATCCGTCTTGTCCACTAGTAGTTAGACCCCAGTAGTAAGACTTAGAAGTATCAGTAACACCAGAAGCATCAGTATTTACACGAGAGAGCTTCTTATGAGAGTATTTACCTTTGTATACATTAGTAACACCAGCGTTTGGTGCTTCAACAGGTGCAGTAGATCGTAGGATCTCACGAGCAGTGTTACAAGAAGTAGGCTCATCAGTTGTCCAAAGACAATCAGCACTTTTACCAGTCTTTTGACCGAAGTGGTTGATGCAGTTGTCAATCCACATACGTTCCATGGACTCAAGAGCTCCACGAGAAAGTTTAGGATTGTTTGCAAGGATGTTACGGTATGTAGTTGCAGATGCACGTACTGTATGAGCAGTAGAAGCAAGAGCAAGCCCATCACCTACAGATACATCGATAGTATTACCATCCATGTCTGTATAAGAAGTAGCGCTAGCAAAACTAATGCGATGTTGAAGGTCAAGATCGAAGCGAGCTCCTAGAGACTTCATTGCGGAAGATACAGCGAAAGTTACTGCATTGTATTTATTCCAGTTCTTAGCTTCGTAAGTCACCTCTACATTAGTACCGATACGTTTAAGCTCGATATCCTTAGAGTAACCGATTTGAGTTTTGAACTTAGAAGCACTTACACCTTCATGTTTGGTCTTAGCGTATTGCTCTGCGTCGAACTCTTCAAAGCGAAGGAATTTACCAGTATGATTTGGTTTTTCCTCTCTAATAAACATTCCCGACTCAACCGCGTCGGAGGGAAGTTGCATCCCGTATTTTTGTAACTCAAGTTCGATCAAGTTATATAGATCCTCTTGAGTTGTAGTAGTCATTATAGCCATATGTCTATAGTGTTATGTTATATAGTTAAAATTAAGCAGTTTCAGTGTTTGGCATTGGGAAGCTACATACTCCGCGAGTCGCAGAGAGGTATTTCTCAATACGTGCACCTTTACCAGCAGTATCAACTGCAAGACTTTTAGAATCAGAATGAAACTCTACAGTTCGTCCAACGTCAGCAGCGGTAAATGTACCAGCACCAACAAGGAATTCAGCGAGAGATTGTTCTTTGTTCATAGGAACAGCAACAAGCTTGAGTTTTCCAGCAGTTGCGTAATCATCATCAGCAGCAAGGATGTCTTCTTGAAGAATTCCTTTGAAATCTGCACCAGCAGCGTTTTCAGTTCCCATAAGAGTATGGTTACCTGTTACATCGTTACCAGAGATTTCAATACCAATTGCGTCACCTTGGGCCATAGCCGTAGATGCTTTCATAGGGATCTTTCGGAAGTCCCAGTATCCTTCGCTTGGAAGGAAGTTAAGCAAGTTATTTGCTTTAGAAGCAGGGTTTGACATATCAATAAAGATAAAAAAATATAAATAAAAGAGCGTGTGAACCCACAAGCCCTTTTCGATTCAGAATGTTGAGTTGTCTAGTCGATGGAAATATCTTTTGTGATATCTACACCCATAGAGTCTAGGAAATGATAGTGAAGTTCCGCCATGGTCTTTGATTCTTCTAGAGAACCCCATAGGTGGTCTTCCACTGCCTTTCTCCATTTCTCAATAGAGATATTAACGCGTTCAAGTATGTGTTTGATATCACTTGAGACTCCTTCTCCTCGTCCAATTGGAATATTGTACTCAAGGAAGGTTTCCAGAATTTTCTTTATGATTGGTTCCACTCGATTATCTCGATGTGTTCCCCAGTCAACAGGTTCATCTGAAACGTTCTCATTATAAGCTCTAAGCGCAATGTTGATGGGAGATGGTTGATACTCTTGATCCTCCTGGTTTTTCACAGGGTGGAAAGAAAGCTTAACCTGTTCTCCTTCTTCAATGTGCTCTTCGCCACTGATTTCATACATACCGTAGTACTTTTTCTCTTCTGACATAGGACTGTTAGTTTACAAATTTAGAATTAACTTCGATAAGAAAAGATTCCTCGACGTCGATACCATGATCATTCTTATTCCATACTGGAATTTCTAGAGTGAACATAACATCTCCATTCTCAATGAGAGACTCTTTAGTTATTGGGACTGCTAGAGACATGAGGTACATTTCATTGAAATCCTTTAGAGCGATCTCTTCTGATTCACCATCATGGGTGTGGATATATAGAGTTTGTGTTTCTACTATCTCACCATGTCGGATACGTACGTCATTGTTCTTCATCCTGTCCCACCCTGTTACAATCTTACCTTCGTAGAGACGAACACGGACACGCTTTCGAGTATCTGTATTAGAGTTCGCCTGTGCGGCTGCAAGGTGTGTAGGATCCTGCAATGACTTAAGCATTGAATTTTCCTCTTCCAGGGCGTCTAGTCGCTTCATAACCTTGTCTAACGGACTGTCCTGTGTAGCTTGTGTGGTTTGTGCTCTGTTGCCAGAAGTGGTTGTTTCTTCCATAATATATATTAGTTATAAGGTAGATGTTACTTGTTGAACTTTACTTGCTTACCAGCAAGGAAGTCAGCAGTGACTTGTTTTCCATAGGTGTCTGTCATAAAGGCTTTCATGTCAGGGCTTACAGAACGTTTCTGTTTTGTATCCCTCTTTCTGATAGCGCTCTTTGGACTAGACGGTAATGAAACATTGTCATCATCCCCAGTTTGCATAACATTCTTGTTGTAATCTACGTATGCTAGTCTTAGGAGCTTCTTAGCTGCTTGGGCTGATTTAGGATTACCGAAGTCATTCTTAAGAGAAGTATACTCATCCAGGACGTTTTTAAATGTCCGACTTGTTGGATCAATACCCTGCTCTATAAAGAACTGATTTTCAGCTTCCTCTACATTCTTAGATCGTTCCTTTGTTTCCTTTGCAGATAGTTTCTGGTCAATGAGAGCTTCAATGTCTTGGACACTGGCACCCTTATCATCCGTCCCCTGTTCTGCAATGGCTTGTTTAAGCTGTGATGAAGTCATCCCCCAGTTACGAGAAGCTATCTCCTCTACTAACTCAGGGTTTTCCTCTTGAAGCTCAGAAAGTTTCTTTCCAAGGCCACTTAGGTCTCCTTTACTTGCATATTTAAGTAGATCGTTCTCCTGTCGGAGAGTATCTGCCTCAGCTCGTGCGCTTTTAGCTTTCTTATGGTTACGGATTGCTTCTGCGACGGCTAGGTTTTTAGATTCACGTAATTCTTGCTCATTAGGGTTGGACTCTTGGTCGTCCTCTTGAGTTTCATTATCGTCATCTGGTTGTTCCTCAGGGTTAGTAGTATCTACGTCCTGTGGGTCACCGCCGCGGTCGTCCGTGGTTGGGTCTTCATTTTCGAATGTCATAACAACATGTTTATAAATAATATATAAATGTTACCACCTCCTTTCTTGCTCTAAGCTTTGGGATTATATGAAACACGCCAATGGATCATTGATCTTAGAGCAAAGAAGGAAGGGGCAACACGAGCCGAGTTTTCAAAGGTCAGTATATTAAGCGGATTTCTTTTTAGATTTCTTACCAGGAGCTTTACCTGTACCTGGGTCTACTTTCATAGCCTGTGCACTGCTCAAGATAAGCTGTTTGAAGGTCTTTAGGATATTAGCACCACCTACCATCTGATTTAGTGCTGTCATATCATTTGCACTTGAACAGGAAAGCTGGGCAGCATAGATCAATTTGTCAATCACAGTAAGGAATGTTTCATCCGTAGCAAACTTTGACATATACTTTCTTTCTCCTTCTCCAATAGATACGTCTGTTATCTTGAAGAACTCCTTGTTTGAAGAATAGGGCACCAGGTCATTACTGTCTAGGTGTTTTTCCTCATAGAGATCACGTACGATCTTTTTCAGAGCATCGGTCAGTTCTTGGGTTAACATAGGGACTTATGTTATATTATAAAGATCTTTGTTGTGGAACCTCCCGCTGTGGTTGCATTGGAGTTCCTGGATTGACTGCTTCTACCTGCTGTCCAGCGTACTCCTCAGACATCTTAGGCCTGAATGGCATACCGTATCTCTTCATCACATCTTTCCTCACGTTCTCTTTCTCTTCTTCCTCCATAGTATTCTCCATGTATCTTCCTGGGTCAAATCCTTTTTGTTCGATTAGGTCAGAGAAGTAGTTCTCCATATTAAATTTCTCCATGAGCTTCATTCCCTGCTCAGTTTGTGCAAGGTTCATGAGTGACATAAAGATTTCTTGTAGATCGTATTTGTTGAGCTCTCGTAGTACAGGAGTTGTCGTAGGTGTACTCACTGTGATGTCCATGTTGCTCTTGATAAGCTTTGGTGTGAGCTCTAGGAAGTCTACGTACCCATCTTCTCTATCTTTAAACGTGATTGATTTCTTCTCTGCCTTGTTTGTCTTATCATCGAGCCCCATCTTGTCCACCACCTCTTTGTTCTGTACTGGGATAGTTCTAAATCCTTTCTTTTGTGCTTTCTCTCCAACCTTACCAGTTAGTAGTTTACCAGTAGTACGAGGTAAGAAGAACTGAATGTTGGCAAGTCTCTGTCGAGCGATACGAGTAAGGAAGTAATCGAACTGTCGCATGGTAGTCATAATACCTTTGAGCTTGTTCTGTTCCTGTAGTCGTGCTTCAAATGCTGTCTTGGTCTCTGTACCAGCAAGTGCGTTTACATCAACTCCAGTAACCCATGTAGCGTCTTGTCTGAGTAGCTCTTCCATGTTCTGTAGTCCTGTGCTCTGTACTGGCTTCTGTAGAAACTGTGTGTTACCGATGTTACCTGTTGCGTTCCACACACGTAGTACACCAGAGAGAAGCTCTGAGTCTTGGAAGGAAACATCTTCACCAACAATCAAGTCATTGGTTCCTGTCTCTCTAGCCAGATCGAGCAATTGGTTTCTAACAGTGTTTCTTTCATATTTGATCTGTTCTAGTAGCTCACACTCACCAGTACCGTATAGTTCCTGGTAGTTAGGAGTATCAACAAGAACAGAGATAGGTAGTTGTCCATGTGGGAAAGGTGATGGTCCTTCTCGTAGTGGTCGTGGGAAGAATCCTCCTGTACCGCTACCGAGTACTACGTAGATACCTTTCTCTTTGTTGTAGTAATGGAAGAGAGTGAACTTATCACTAGTGGCTGTTTGTGCCTCTTCGTCTGTTTGGAATGTCTGATTAACGTCAGATCGGATAGATGCAGGGTCATAAGATCCTTCAACAAGAAATTGTTCTACTGCCTCATGGTTGTAGTTAGGATCGTCTAGAAGTGCTTTGATATTTTCAATGGACTGATTAGGCTCACGGATGAAACAGTCAGCAGCATCCTCAATATTAGGTACAGGATCAACCCATACATCACGAATATCTAGAGCATAACCATGGAGCCAGCTCTTTGTTTCTGTAACAGCTTTCCCTTTAATCTCGTCTCCCTCAAAGTATGGCTCGTACCTAGTATATGTTTCTTGTTTTACACCCTCAAACCAGATACCTGTACCGAAGATAAACGCTGAGTACCAACAGTTAGTAAGCTCCTTTTCAGTGTCAGCCTCAGTCCATACGAAGTCCCAGATAACACGATAGAGGTCACGCTTGTATATATCGTCTCTCTCTTGAGGTATGAATTTAACTACAGTCTTTGAGCTTTGAACATCAGCAAGCTTGGAGCGTACTGTAGCGAACTCTAGACGTAGGTTGATATTAGCTAGACCATCTTCACGCCAAATAAGTGGAGACTCGTAAGCCTGATACCACTTGTCCCATTCACCATGAGGACGAGAGTCATCCATCTCACGGTGTCGATCACTACACCACGCAACAGTCTCACGACCCTCTGGGTCATCGGGAAACATTTTAATAGACATCTTATCTTTTATGTCCTGCCTAGTCTCTAGGAGATTGATGTCTTTCTTGTTTACTTTTTTCTGCTCTACTTTGTAGAAGCTGTCTTTTTTCATGTATGAAGCTATGAGGTCTTCTGATAATAGATTACAGGGCTTGTTCTCTCGGGTCAACATTACTTGAGAAGCTTTCCTGATCCTGGGTCGTACTTGCGTATGGTTAGGTTCTTAGGCGTCTGTTTGCGCTCTACTCTGTTTATCTCAAAGTACATTCTCATCATGAGCATATCAGATAAGTCTGGTGATCTCCCTATCCTTTCCTTCACCTCTTCCTTTGATATTATCTTTATCCTTGCCTCCTTGTCTATGTCCACCTGCCTTACCTGTTCCAGCTCTTCAACCACACTATCTCTTATGTTCTTTGGTATGGTGTCTATCCCCATCTCTGCATTGTTCACTTTCTGTGCGAGCATGAAGTAGCATTGTGTCTTTAGGTTGGCATAGTTTATCTTCTTGGAGACATCATACTTGGCCTCTAGTCTTTGTATCGGTGAAGCATTGTTTACGAATCCTTTACATCCTCTGAACTGATCAACCACACCTCCACCTACACCATCCTCATCAATAACGAAGTGTGATCTCGGTATGCTGTATTCTTCCTCTATCTGTTCAAGTATCTGTGTAACCTCAGTGGTTGCTTTGTGTTTGTAGATCCTTATCTCTTTGACCTGTAGAGATTGCCAAATACCGATGACTGTCTTGTCACTACCAAACCTAGCCACATCACACGACACATAGCTATCAAACTTCTTCTCCTCTGTCTTGTTGGTAAACAGATCACAGATAGAGTCGTAGTCCATAAGCACAGCAGGGTCATCATCATACTCAAAGTTCCCATAGAGCAGACGTTGAACAGTAACAGTATCTGATCTCTTTAAGTTCTCTATGTATTCTTTACGAACGTACTTAATATTATCGGTAACGAGTGACGGGATGAATACCTTGTGTGGCTCAATAGTCTCCTCCTTGTGTGGCTTGTAGAAGTCCATGTAGATCCAGTTCTTTGCTGGGTTACATGTGTAGAGAGCCTTTGGTATAGTAGACCACCCATCACCTTCCAGCAGAGAGAAACGCCCTCTGAGAACATTGATCGCCTTCACTGGAACCTCCTGCGCTTCATCTATAAAATCTCCAGTAAGATCATAAGACCCTAGTCTATCAAACTCTGGGTCTGTAGGTTTCTGTGAGAGATCCACAAGGAATACAACCGACCCATTAGAGAATGTTACCGTTTCAAGCTGTGCATTGTATACATAGTCCACACCAGACTCTAGCTTGAAGTGATCACATACCTTAAAAAATGTGCGGAGAGTCGTCTGCTTAATCCTCTTTAGTTCCTTACGACCAATGAGCCACGCAGACTTAGGAAAGCGCATACATGAAATCACTATCCAAGAACAACCAAGCCATGTCTTACCACCACGAGCACCACCACCAAAGAGTATCTCGTTTGTTTTATCATCTGTGAGATACTGCCATGCTATGTATTGCTTAGGCTCTGGCTTGAAATCAATTGATCTCTTCTTCTGTAGTGTAGTCAGCAGTAGGTGGAGTTACAACATTTATGATAGCTGGGAGTGCTTCACCCCCTGATGTAAGATCTGTTTTAGTCTGCTTACTGTAATCCTGAGACTCTCTATGTTCAAGCTGCCATCGCGCAGTATTAACATCTCCAGCCCCAAGCTCAGTGTATATGTTCCTTTTAGCAATCATGGAAGGTGTCTTTTTCAATTCCTCCTTTCTAGTGCCGAAACCAGGATTCTTTTCTATATACCTATTTAAAGCACTTCTAGATATCCCTGCATAAAGAGAAGCCTCTGTATCACTACATCCCCACATAAATGCGTCTTCAAGTTTCGACACAACAACATCTACATCTTTTCCGTCAAATTGCAACCTCCCTCCTAAGTTTTTAGTCTTTTTATCTTCCATGATTGGGATGGTAACCATACTTAATCTTTGCTTTGTTGTATTCCCACACTGCACGTAGTTTACACTTAAATAAGCCAAGGTGCTTCGCAATCCCATTGACCCTTATTTGAGCAACCCACTTCTCTCTTTGTTTACTAAAATACACACCAATAAATCCAGACTTATTACTACACCTCTTCCCAAGGTTTCTACTGTTTTCACCACAGCTAACATCACGTAAGTTGCTAATCCTGTTATCGTTTTTTATGCCGTTAATGTGGTCAATGTGTTTTTGTGGCCATGTTCCATTCACTATAAACCATATAAGCCTATGGGCGTAGTATTTTTTTCCATCAATTTGAGTCTGAAGATACCCTCTCACGTTTTTGCTTCCAGCGACCTCCCCGACCCTAACTCGACCGTTTGTTCTCACTCTACGAATAAGATCACCCGTATCCTCATTGTAATCAAACAATTCTTTTAGTCTGTCCTGCGTGAGCTCTGCCATGTGGAGTTATGTTATCGTCCTCTCCCTGATCGTTTTACAGAGGAGTAGGAGTTTTTAGGTTTAGAATTAGGTTTAAGTTTCATCTTCTTTCCTGCCTTAGACATTGAGATGGCCACAGCTTGAGATGGTTTGTAGCCTTCTTTTCGTAGTTTCTTTACATTCTTGGACACTGTTTTCTTAGAGGATCCTTTGTGTAATGGCATATTGTTGGTTAGTTATACCTAAGTTTATTATACTAAAATATTTATCAAGACACAACAAAACCACTGATTAAAGTGGGTCTGCTGCCTATCTCGTTACAACATCTATTCTTATGAATGGTATGCTTAGAAAGGGACTTCGTCTACACTAATGTCTCCAGCACTATCATCAACCATCT